GAGAGTCTTTTTTACAGTGTGTTATCCACTTTGTAAAATTTCTTTTTTATACCTTTCCAAAACTTCTGTAGCTTCTTCCTTTGTTTTGTAACTTCCTATGTATTTGGATCTATATGTAAGTTGCCACCCATTTCCTCTGGGACGTATATTACCAGATTTCTTTTGATTAGGTCTTACGAAGTTTTCTGGATCTTCCAAGTATTTGTTTCTCGCATTTATAGCTTCTTGTTTTGTTGTATATTTTCCAAGAAACTTATTTTTTTTACCATCATAAAATGACGATTGCCACATATTTTCATTTTTTTTGAATGTGACTCCTTTGTCATCTATATTGCGTGGTAATGTTGGTTTCACAAAGTTTTCTGGATCTTTTCTATACCTTTCTAAAGCCTCTTTAGCCTCTTCTTCTGTTTTGTATCGTCCTAAATGTATATTTTTACCATCTATACATGGTATCACCTGCCATTTATCACGACTTTTACTGTAAAATATACCAATACCCTTACCATTTCCAACTCTCTTAGGAGGGGGTATTTCAAACCCATCTGGATCTTCTGTAAACTTTTTCTGAACCTCTATAGCCTCTTCTTTGGTTTTAAATGGTCCAACTCTATGTGTTATACCATCTCTCGCGACGTTAATAGACCATGATGTCACAGTTCCATCTTTATTTATACCGTTTTTGACCAGATTTCCAAGAAGTCCATCCCTCCGCTTACTAATTTCCCTTTGTTTTTCAATCATGAGCTTTCTTGATATGTCAGAGACCCTTTCACTCCTCCCACCACCTTCACGTATGTTATATCCCCCAGGTTCTAATGTTCCATGTTCACTGATGAGTTTCCTCTCCATTTCACCGAGTATAGTAGCATTTCCTTCCCAAATTACGAAAACTTTAAAGTTGTCCCATCCATGCTCTTGGGTGGCTTCAGATAAAGCACGACACGAATTTTTATTATTGCCTTTGTGTTGTTGAATACGCGTTTTTAGGGGCTGAATAGTCTTACCTATATACGATTTCCCCGATACTTCACAGTGAATCCTATAGATAATCCCCGCAGGACCCATACATTCTTTAATTTCTTTTTCTTTAAACAGAATTGTGATTGAAAATGAAACTGACGTGAATGGTGTTACTTAAAAATACAAAACCCAACAATAGTAATGACAACTCTTGTTAAGTTTCTGTTTACCCCACTTATTCCCAGTAAGAGGAAGTCTAAAGGACTGAAGTCTTCACTGTTAGACCACCCGCCACCCCCCATCCCTGTAAAATCCGAATGGAGCTTTGGTCCATACTCGTGGAAAGTTACGGTTGAAGCTCTCGACGATGATGGCGTTGTTGATAAAACATTTATCGGTTACAGTCAGAATATGAATATCACAGACAGGACTAAGAGTGCATGTGATAGGCATAAAAGGGATGGAACTACATGTGGAGAACCCCAGATGGCCATGAAAGGTGGTGAATGTGATGAAGTCATTTTCATGAAGTCGAAGAATGATTCGAAATTGGTTCCAGTCTTTTGAAGTTACACTTCTTCTATCGCACCGACGTAGTAGATACATCGATTAATTTTTCTCAAAAGATTCAGATTTTCGAGATACGCGACACGTGGTCCACGCACAAAGACACCCTCGTGTTCTATACGTATAGACATATACTGTGTGCTATTTTCCTGGCAATAACTTGAACGACTGTTGGTGTACTCGTCAGATTCAAGTATACAATCTAGCACGACGTCGAGTGGTCCCATGTGTTCAACGATAGATTCAAACGCCCGAGTAGAATCTTCCACACACGCGGGTAAAAATGTGATCATCACACGAGGTTTTTCCATTCGTGATACCATCTTCTGCGCATCCTTATAGTTCTGTGAAATATGGAGACGATGTTCCTCCCTCAGTCTCCACCCCAACCTTGTTCCGATCCCCTGGAGTGAACAAGGTGTGACAATCCCCAACGACATACTATTAATTGCGATTTATATTTTAAGTTCTTTGAACCCGTGAATACTTATGTCACTCTCTTCACACCATGGATATATTTCGTCTTCACCCCCTATGAAGTTGAGGGCACGTACACCATTTTCGATACATCTATCACATATGGACTTATTGTCATCTATGAGGAGACCTATATTGAGAGCACGGCATATATCCACCTTATGTATTTCATTTGGTGTGTAACTATTTGTGAGTATGACATCATCGAATATACCCGGAAAGTATGTATCTATCCACGCTTCAGTTTCTTCTCGAGCCATGTCTTGACGTCCGGTGAGGATATACATTTTGTTGTAGCGCTGTTTCAGGTTAAACATTGCCATTTGGGATCCAGGTATAGGTTTAAGATCCACAAAGTCTTGGGATTTATAAAAATCTCGGACCATTTTTTGAGAAGCTGGTTCGTCTACTTGAAATATCTCACGATACACGTAATTATATTTGGGTTTCCTCCCCAATTTATGAACTTGGTGGTGATGCTTTGCCATGGGGAAGAGAAATTTTACCAAGACTTCATCGACATCAATGGCGGCTCTGTTCATTTATTTATTACGACAAATAAATTCTCAACTTTAAATAGATGTCAGGGATTCCAGTTGTGAATTATGGCAGGATGGAGCGACTTAGGCCAGCAGAAAGTAAAACGTTGCCGATGAATTTGAACACTTTTTGTGTACTATTTATTATCTTGTGTATTCTATGTCTATATAAGAGATCGTCGAATATTAATCAAGGAAGGAAGAAGTATAAAACATTTTGATAATAAAACAGACTATTCTACTGTGTCTACGATTTTGTATTTGAGACAGTCACCCGGGGATAAATAGATATCCTTCCTCATCAACTTTTTGAATTTGCGCTCAGGTATCTTAGTCTTGGAGAGATACATATCTTTTAACATCTTCATAAACTTGGTGCTCGACTTCAGTTCGTGTTTGAGTTCTTGAAAGTTACCCCACAATTCTGTAGAGATTTGGTGAATGAGGACATATGCGTTCCTACCCATTCGCCTTTCAGAACCTCCGAGCAACATGAAAGTTGCGGCACTGCAACAGGAACCTTGGGCAATCGTGACAACCTTCACACGAGAAGACTCTAGAACATTCATCATGGCCATACCTGCAAATATACAACCTCCTTCACTCATGATGTGGACCCTAATGCTTGGTTCGTATCCAACGAGTTCAGCTTTTCTTTTAAGAAGTTCAATCTCCAACTTCTTAAATTTCTCAACGAAGTCAAGAGCGTTTTCACGATCCACATCTGCGTAAAAAAGAATTTCGTTACCGACAACCTTCACACACTCAGAAACTTCCTCAACTTCTTCGTCCTTCATAGACATTCTTCAATGCCTTCTTTACTTTAGTTACTTCTCTTGACTTTAAGTTGTTACCAACCGCGAGATGGTTGATCACGTCAAAATCTTGAGGTGATATTCCATAATGTATGAGTTTACTTAGGTCCCCCTTCTCTGCATAATTCTTTAGAAGACACAATTCCTCCGTGCCGAGACCCAATCTCGACTTTTTCTTTATCTCCTCGAATTTTTGTTTTCTCATCTTGTAGTTTCCCAATTTGGTCCAGCAGCTTCCAGGTCGTATCTTATCCCTATCTAGGGGTTTACCCAGGGCGTGTTTTGGGATAGTCAACGCGTGTAGGACGAAATAAGGCATTAGATTCCACATTCCTTGGGAATATATATGAGTATCGTAGTAGTCTGCATCTGAAAACGCCCTAGTTATTTTTTCGACATCGACACCTATCGAGTCTATGTAGTTTTCCTGGAAAATGTCCCAGATGTGACCATGCTCCGATATACTGTCATGTATCTGTATAGGATTTGGATCGCAGAGAACGTCGGCTATGAACTCCTTGGGTGTTTTGAAATCGTCCATCATGTCATATCCGTCCGAATACGATAAGAAGTTTCTTATATTTCCGTCACATTTAACAGCAGAAGCCTCTCTCAGGGGGGTTATCTCGTCCACGAGGGTTAATAACACTTCTGGTTTATGTCTGGGAATGAAGA